GTCGAAAAATGCGTAATCAAGTTGCTGAAGAACCATGCTCCGCTGAGTTCGTTCGAGATGGGCGAAATGCTGCTGTGCGATCGGCGTCTGGTCGATCAGTACCTACGAAAATTGCGCGCAAAGAAGCGGATCTACATCGCCAGCTATATCGAGACACGCAACGGCAAGCTTTCGCGCCGGTTCGCGATGGGTAGTGAGCCTGACATGCCATATCCGCCGAAATCGCAACGTGCCGGCATTCCTACGGCGATTGTTGCCAGCAAGCCGGTAAAGAAGAACGCCATCCAGATTGATCCGATCACAGCAGCTCTGTTCGGGAGAGCAGCATGAAATCCAAGCGCAACGTCTATCTGACGGCTCATATTCTCAATAGCCTGCTTGAGAAGCCGCAGACGAACGCAGAACTGGCCGAACGATTCGGCGCGAATCCGGAGACCGTCCGCAAGCGGCTGGCGCGCCTGAAGGATGAAGGTCTAGTCCATATCGCTGAATACCGCATCAGCGAACTTCGAACGAATCAGCCTACGAAGGTATTCGGCCCGGGATCGGGACAGGACGCCCAGCGGATCACGAAATGCGAACTTGAAATGATCGCGCGGAAGACGGATCAGGTTAGTAGGTTCGTTCCGCGTCGCGATCCGTTCATCGCCGCATTCTTTGGGGCGGCAGCATGATCCCGGAAAACTTCGATCCGCTCTGGTTCGCCCTCGGTATCAAGCGCCGCGACTGGACCAAGCCAACAGAGCAGAAGGAGCAGAAATGCATTTGACCGAATGGTACCCACCACACACGAGGCCAGTTCGTCCCGGAGTCTATGAGCGCCAGTATGACCGCTGGACGACCGGTTTCGCATGGTACGAGGGCGGATGGGGTTTGTACTGCGAGACGCCGGAAGAAGCGGCCCGATGGAAAACGAAACTGCTAAGCGCAGGGAAACTCCCATGGCGCGGGCTGAAGGAGCCAGCATGAAGCAAAATGGACGTGAGCAATTCGAAGCCTACTACGCGAAGGCCGGCGGATGCCTTCTGGCGTCGGTGAAAGAGGCGCATTGGAGAACATGGATTGCCGCTCAGGTAGCGCTGCTTGAGGCGCACGGACCTGCGGTCGAGATTCGCGTGCTTGAGGAGAAGGCGCATGACTGATCCTTGCGCTGGCTGCGCCGACCCGGGGAAGCATCCGCACACGCGAGACTGCCTATTCGAGCACTTCCTCAACTACATGGGATTTACAGAGTGCTCCGACACGGAAAAGGCGCTGATGAGCATCGCCTACGGTAACGGGATGGACGAAGGGGTGAAGCCGCGGCTGTCTCCCAGCGCTCAGGCTTGGGTGAGGCGCCGGATGGCGATTTCGGAGCCGGTATGAGCGACGAAAGCGAAATCAACATCTTCCGCGCTCTCGACTTTATTCGAGATCAGGCGCCGGCCTATGCAAAAGCCAAGGCCGAGCGCGTCTACCTCGAAGAGTTCCGGAAGACGCAGAAAGCGATCCTTATGCAAGACGCGCAGAACCGAGGCCACAACACAACCGCAGCGCAGGAAAGGGAAGCGTATGCCGATCGACGCTATTCCAAGTTGCTAGATGGTCTGAAGGCGGCCGTAGAAGCGGAGGAAACGCTACGTTGGCGCATTGTGGCGGCGCAGGCACGTATTGAGACGTGGCGGACATTGGAAAGCACCAGACGGGCGGAGGCGAAAGTACTGTGACCGCTCGATTGATCGGTATCCCGAAGCCGAACACGTTCCGCTCAGAGAAGTTGCGCCGAGCCGTGGCTTCTCTACCGTGCCAAGCCTGCGGCCTAGAAGGCTCGACACAGGCCGCGCACGCCAATCAAGGCAAGGGCGGCGCAATCAAGGCGAGCGACGCCCGTATCGCCGCTCTGTGCGTCCGTTGCCACGCCGAACTAGACCAAGGAGGCACGATGACCAAAACAGACCGGCGTGCTTTCGAGGATGAAATGATTCTGAAAACTTACATCGCGCTTGTAGAGGCGGGACTACTTGGAGTGATGCAATGATCGACGAATTCAAGATGAAAGGAAGTCTTGGTTTGAATCCGGGATCGTGTAACCAATTGAGCAATGAGAATCTGCGACAGCAAGATGCGAATCCGATAAATCCGATCGGTGTCCGGATTGATGAAAATAGACGCGAAAGTTACAGGAAAGGCGGTGAACGCCCCTGTGTTGATTGCAAGCACTCGCGACAAGTTGCTGTCGGCAATATGGAATGCCACAGGAACGCGTTTTATTCTCGGGATCGAGTCACCGGCGCTCCGATCATTGTCGGATGGACAGTGTGCTATCTACAGAGGTCGGAAGAACTTGACCAGTTCGAGGATCAATACTGCGGCATTGAGGGGCGCGGATTCGAAGCGAAAGAGGTGACTCAATGACAGTCAAATCAAACACAGCCGCGTCATGGCTTGCCGAAGTCGAGAAGCGTGTCGCACGGCTGAAGTCATCGACCGGCGAGGCGGCATGGCACGAAGCGCACGAACTAGTCGCAGCAGCTCAGATTCTGCGGGATGAGATCGCTATTGAGACAAACCGGAGGAAAGCATGAAAGTCGAACTGACTGCAGCGGGAGTTTTGGTTGTGTCGCCTGAGAACGGCACAGAAGCTTACGCATTGAAAAAATGGGCGAAGGACAATGTACGAGCGCATATCGATAACGGCTGGATCATCCAGTTTGATGCGACCACGTTCCCGCTTGACATGATCAATCCGGAATATCGCCAAAGTTTCTAAAACGGATAGCGGAAAGAATCATGCCAAGACCTAAAGGACTGCCGAAGACCGGAGGAAGAAAGCCCGGATCGCAGAATAAGACGACCATCGCCGTGAAGGAAGCGTTCCGCCAGGCGTTTGAAATCCTCGGAGGAACTCAGGCAATGGTCGTGTGGGCGAAGGAGAATCCAACACAGTTCTATCAACTGTACTCGAAGCTTATCCCGACCGAGATAGATGCGACGATCGCGGGGAAGGAAGGCGCGCCGGCCGTGCAGATAAACATCGTGAAGGCGGGGAAATGAGCGAGCAAAAGAATGTGACGGAACGGATAAAGCTGACGGTGACCGGCGTCAGTGGGGATGGGGAGCCCGGATGGATCTGCATTGGAGACACCATAACTTTTGATCGGCGCCTGTTTGAACCGCTCTCGCGCTGGGAGAGATTCAAGTGGGACTGGAAACGGCTCAAAGCAAAGATCATAAACCGTTGATATGTATCCAATTTGAGATAAAATACGCAGGAAACCTAAGCATTTGGAGACGAGATGTCAATTGCATTGTTCAAACCGCTCGAAGATGCAGCGGGCGAAGGCGAGAAAGTGTGGGGCAAGCTGGCGCAGAAGGTCGTCGACGAGACGGAGCACGAGCAGCATATCGCCTCGGGCTGGTTCGCGTCGGCACAGGAAGCGCTTGACGCTGCCGATCTGGCGAAGCTGGAGAAAGAGAACGCTGCGTTGCAGGCTCAGATCGCAGATGAGCAGGTAAAGCTCGACGGACGGACGAAAGCAGCCAAGGAACTGAAGGCAAAGATTAGTGGTACAGAAGAAACTGCTCAGCCGGCCGCGTGACGAGATGAAAATCTGCTCGGTCGCTGCGGGTCTGCAAGAAATGATCTACTCGGATAAGCCATGAAAGCTCCGAAATCCTACTTCGTGCAGCAAGGTTTGGGCGAACTCGGCCTGACTTCGGCCGTGTACGACATGGAGCCGGAGGACTTGGAGCGCATCTCCGACCGACTGGACGCGTATCTGGCTGAACTTGACGCGAAGGGCGCGCGTGTTCCTGGTTGGAGCTACGCAGACGCTCCGGGAATTGCGAACCTTGAAACGGTCGTGAATATCCCGATGCACCTCGTCAATCTCGTGATCCTGTCTGCGGCGATCATCGCGGCGCCGAGCATTGGCAAGAACCTGTCGAGCATCACGGTTGCGCAGTTGAAGATCGCTCGGGACCAGATGCTGTATGCAGGGAAGCGGATTCCGCAGTATCAGCGCAATACGAACATGCCAGTTGGATCGGGCAATCAGGTCTGGGCTGATGGCGTGCAGTACTTCGTCGACCGACCGCCGAAATTGGATGCAGGTCCCGATTCATCTTTCTCGCCTGACATGGATCTGTGGAGCGGCGATAACAACATCAACGGGTTCTGAGATGACGACGATCAACAATCTCTGCTTTGACCAGACTCCGAATCTCGCCGATCAGGTTCCGATCTACGCGTCATCGAGCGGCACGACTCAGCGAACGTCTATCAATCTTCTCTTGGCTGTTCTGTCCCAGTTGCCGACAGTGCAGCCAGTCGCCGGCTCTGGGGAGCTTTGGATCGACACGGCAAACGGCAACGTCGTGAAAGTCGCGCTCTAGGAGCACACATGGCTGCCACAAAGAAGAACCCGCACTTTTCGGACTTGCCGATTGCGCCGAACATGCTCCCCGATCCGTTCGGGAATCGTCGTGATGCGTCTATCGCGCTGTCGACCATTCTGACCGGCTCGAATGTCGTCGTTCAGGCGAAAGCGCTGCGTGACTATTGGATTGCTCTCGCGAATCAGGCCGATCTCGTGGCGGGCGGAACTGGTTCGGCCGTTGGAGGAGGTGTTCCATGAATGTAACGTGTATTAGCTCGCTGAAACGATTCCATCTCGTCACCGCTGCCACGACGAATGCCAACAATCTTTCCGCGATTCCGTGTGGATTCGATGGAATGAGCGGTTGGTCGACGGTTGTGTGCTACTTGAAGATCTTCGACAAGGCATCTGCGCCAGTGCTCGGAACTGACATCCCGGTGATGACGATCATGCTCCCGGCAAACGTGCCACAGCGTATCGATTTCGGCCTTGAGACGTTCCCGTGCAAGTTCGGTCTGTCGATCGCGGTTACGCTCAATCCTGCCGACAACGATACGACGGTTCTCGCCGCTGCCAACACCTCGGGCGTCGACATCTTCTACTCGCCGCAGTCGCACCTTTCGTAAGGAGCCGCCATGTCGAAGAAGCATCCAGGTTTCGCAGCAGAGCAAGCCAAGATCGCACGCAAGGAAGGCATTCCGAAGGCGAACGCAGGTGCGATCCTCGCTTCGGCTGCGCGTAACGCATCGGCGAAGGCCAAGAAGGCCAATCCTGCGCTCAAGAAAGTGGTGAAGAAAAAGTAAATGGCCCAAGTTCCGCTCGCTCAGACTCAGGCAGTCCCGCTTCCTTTGATGACGGGCGGGACGAGCACGACTGATGACGGCAATGTGCAGGGAGCATTCGCGGTGAATGTGAAGTTGCGCCAGATTCCGACTAAGGATAAGCCGGGAACGTGTACATCGCATGGCGGCCTGTCGCAATATATGGCGTCGACCCTCAATGGCGAGTCTGACCGCGGCGGAATCCTATGGAACGGCGTCATGTACCGAGTACAAGGCGCCTCGGTCTATTCGTACACGACTACTGGCGTTCGGACATTCATAGGATCCGTAGCGAACGATGGCCTGCGCTGCCGCTTAGATTACAGCTTCGACTTCCTGCTGATCGTCAGTGCGGGCAACCTGTATTACTACACGCCGAATGGGTTTAGCCATGCCACTGCTGTCGCGGTCGCTGCGGGTGGAACTGGCTACGCGGTCAATGACACGATCACGCTTGGTCCGCTCGGCGTACAAGCAACAGTACGAGTAACGGCAGTCTCCAGTGGAGTCATCACAGCCGCGGTAGTTCAGAATGCCCCGCAAGTATTGAATGTATTTCTGCCGGCAAATCCTGTGCCACAAGTCCTGTCGAGCGGTGGTGGAACAGGAGCATCATTCAATGTGACGTGGACGCCGCTCGGGAACTTCATCGAAGTAGACATGAGCAAGTCGACTGGCATTACGCCGGTCGTTGACGCTGCGTTCATGGCCGGGTATGTGATGGTTACGGATGGTGTCGACGTATGGTCGAGTTCGCTCGTGAATCTGGCGTTTTTCCCTGGATATTTTGGAAGCGCCGAATATGACCCCGACGGCATCAGCTACTTGTACAAGCTGAATAATCAGCTCTACGTCGGTGGAAAGAACACGACGCAGACGATGGCGAACACGGGCGGCAACAATTTCCCGTTCACCGCGCAGCAGTCGTACACGTTCGACATCGGCTGCGTATCTCGCCAGACGATGTGCTATTTCAATCGTACGCTCGCATGGATTGGCGGCGGCCGGAACATGCCGAACGGCGTGTGGATGCTCAATGGTAACGCGCCGGCCAAGATTTCGTCTGCCGCGGTCGACTATGAACTTGCGCAACTCACGGCTGATCAGATCGCAGTCGTGACGCTTGAGGCAATCTCGTTCGAAGATTCCGAATTCCTATACGTACATTTGCCTGACAAGACGCTACTGTTCGATGCGACGGCGACGGCTGGATTGGGCGTGAAGTTCTGGACGCAACTCAATAGCGGGGCTGAGGCAGATGATTTCTACCGTGCTCGGAACTTCGTGCGATTCAATGGCATGTGGACTTGCGGTGATCTTGCTGATAATCGTGTCGGCTTCTTGGATAGTACTACTGGTGGCCACTATGGCTCCCCTGTACTGCATCGTTCCTCGTCTCCTATGGTCATTCTTCCGCTGGCTTCTTCGGGGCTTCGATCGGTCGAGCTGAAATGCGTCACAGGGCAATCGGGCGATACGTCGCGCATCGCAATGACGTACTCGTCGGACGGCATTCGCTGGTCGCAAACTCGGTACACGAAGGCAGTGACGCGTGGTGGATATAGCAAGCGCATTCGTTGGTTGCCTGGTGGGTTGACGAGAAATAAGCTTCAGGTGCGTATCGACCATGTAACGACGCAGCATGTCACTTGGTTCGGGCTGGATCTTGAACTTGAGCCGTTGAATACGTAATGGCCAATCTAACTCGAATCCCACAACAGTTCCTAACAGCCGCGCTCGGTGGTGATTCTGCCGTTGCAGATGCGGTCGGAAACGTTGTGAATGGCAGTGCGATGAACGGGTTCGCACCTATCGCTTCGAGCGGGAGCGCTACAGGCGTGTGGGCATCGATCGGCACGCTCGTTTATGTGGAAATCACACTGGTTCTGCCGGCAAGCGGTAAGCCGACAGTGACATTACCTTTCACTCACCAAGGATTGAGCAGCCAGAGGGGCGTTATTCCTGGCGTATCAGCCGCAGGTGTCGCCGTAACCGGCATTGTTGGCCCGGAGTCGGCGGTATTGGCATTGAGCCGTTATGACGGCGCGGCATTGGACGCAGGAACTTACTACCTTTCTGGCACATATGAATCTGACGTGGGGTGAAACATGGTAGCAGCAGCGGTAGGGGCGGCGGCCGTCGTCGGTGGAGTGGCAAGTTCTGCCATATCTGCGAGCGCTGCGGGCGATGCGGCGGATGCGCAGTCTCAGGCTGCGCAGAACAATTTGCAGCTCGCGCAGCAGCAATATGACACGATGCAGAAACAAATCTCGCCATACCTTGTAGCCGGCCAAACTGGTATGCAGGGTTACGAGGATTTGCTTGGGGCTAATGGTGCTGGCGCTCAGGGAAATTCCATCAACGGAATTAAGCAGGGTGCGCAGTATCAAGGTGACATGCAGACGGCGAATGAGAACATTCTCGCCAATGCATCGGCGACAGGCGGATTGCGCGGGAGTAATACGAGCAACGTTCTCGGCAATACGTCGATCAACACGCTCAACGGTCTGATTACGCAGCGCCTCGCCGGATACGGTCAGTTGATGAGCAATGGTCTGAACTCGATCAGCGGCTCTCAGGCATCGAGCAATGCCTTTCAGGGCGCGGCAACGAACTCGAACAATCAGCAAGCCAATGCGGCTACGTCTCAGGCAGGCGCTCTGTCGAATGCATTCAATTCGGGTATCGGTGCGATTACCCAGGGCGTGAACGCCTACGCGACGGGAAGCGCTGCTAATCAGCCGAACTACGGCACGACGGCTGCCGGCAATCCGATCCTTTTCACGGGAACCTGATATGGCCGATCTGATCGACTTCTCCAACATCGGCAAGGGCATTGACGCACAGATGGGCCAAGCGGCGCTCACTGGCCAGCAACTCGGCGTGAATGCAGCGACGCTTCCCGCCAAGATTGCCGCGTCCAATGCCGGCAGCGCTGCCAGCGTGTCGAACTCAGGCTTGCAGATCAACAACAACCAGCGCCAACAAGCATTCCAGATGGAATCGCAGGCGCTTGCCTCGAATCCGAACGCTCAGCCGGCCGATTATCAGGCGTTGGCGAACAAGTATCCCGAGTTTGCGCAACAGGTCAATCAGAACCAGCAGCAGACGCAGCATAACTGGGAGAACACGCGCGCTCAGATGTCGGCCGACGCGGTAAGCACAGTTGCTGGGATGCAGGCGCGATTGCAGGCGAATGACGTTCCTGGCGCATTGGACCTGCTTGAGCAGCGGGCCGTGCGTCAAGAAGGATCGGGCGATATGCAAGGTGCAGCCTCTACGCGCTCATTCGAAGCGCTTATCAAGCAGAACCCGCAAGCCGCTTTGCAAGTGGCATCGAACATTCTCAACGCTGGTAGCGCGAACACGGCGGAGCAATTGTATGGGAACCAGAAATCCCAAGCGGGCGCGGTCGTTGCGCAGGCAACAGTCCCTGCGGCAGTCGCTCAAGCGAATGCAAACGCTTCTACGGCTGGAACTCAAGCCGCGTATGCGCCGCAACAAGCTCAAGCGGGAATCCAATCGACTCAGGCAAATACTGGCCTGACTACTGCGCAGACCGGTCTCGCCAATCAGCAACTTGTCGCGCCTCCCGCGGCGATCACTGCTGCGCAGCCGGAATACAACGCTGGCCAGACGAACCAGCAGCTTTCGGACCAATCCGGCGAACTCGCAAACGCGTTCAGTCAGATCGAGAACGGCGGCGCAAGTGGCGTGCTCGGTGCGACGTGGGATCAAGCTGGCCGGAAGTGGACGGGCGACACGTCGAAGCTTCAGCAATTGCGCCAAGAGGCATCGTCGCTGGTGACGCAGGCCGAGACGGCGAGCATGGTCAACGGCAACTTCACGGACGCGTCGACAGCTCGTGCAGTGCAGAACGTTCCGCAGATCACGGACAGCCCGAAAGCATGGTCAACGTACCTGCAAGCGCGTCAGAAGTTCCTTGCTTCGAAAGCGGCATGGTCGAATGCCCGCGGTGATTGGATGCGCGGCAATAACGGCTCAGTCGGGCCGGCATATCGAGACATGACCATCCAGACGCCGAACGGCGCGGCATTCGTCAAACAGGGAGACAGCTTCACGCAGTTTAGTAAGAAGGTGGCGCCGAGCTATTACACGACGCCTGGCGCGGAATCTTTCGACCCGACGAAATGAGCAATTCTACCTTTCCGACTAGCTACAAAGACCCGGTCTACGCGGCGGCCGATCAGAGCGCGTCTGAAGTCGCAGGCATTCCGCCCGGTTTGCTCACGAGCATACGTACTGTTGGCGAGAAGTCGAACGCCAATCAGGTGTCGAGTGCCGGAGCTGAGACGCCATATCAGTTCACGCCGGCGACGCGTCAATTGATCATCAAGAAGTACAACATCGACCCGCTTTCGTCGCCGCAGGCAGCGGCTCTCGGTGCTGCATATCTGTTGAAAGAGGGAATCCAGCGCACAGGAAGCGCGGCCGGCGCGGTCACGCAGTACATCGGTGGCACGGATCCGGCGAACTGGGGTGGACAAACGCGCGCGTACACGAACCGCGTGATGTCGCATTTCACCAATGGCGGTGGACAAGATACTCCGCAACCTGATCCTATTCCGGCTGCTCCGTTGCCGAGCGCTGCATCGTATGGGCTTGACTCGTCTGTCGTCGGCCTTGGTGGTGGCGCACAGCAGCAGCCGACTGCATCGGTGCAGGCTCCGCAAGCAGCGCCTCCCGGTGCTGGTGTCAATGCTCAGATCGTGGCCGACTACAACGCCGGCCGGCTGTCTCCCGAAGACATGAAAGCCGTCGAGCAGCGCGCCTCGAAGATCGGCATTGATCCGAGCCAGTTGCAAAATCCCAATGTGCAAGCCACTCCAGACGGGACTGGCGCTCCGATGGGATTTGATGCAGCCAAGGGCGCGGCGCCACAAGCCAAGCCGATCGGCCCGCAAACGCTCGCAGCAATGCAGGCCGGCACACTCACGCCGGATCAACTGGCGACGATCAAGGCCGGTATAGATAATGGCACGCTGACGATGCCGTCTTCTGGTCCGGCTCAGGATGCGACAGGTCCGCAGAATGACGGATTCATCTCTGCTGGATTGCCTGCTTCGGCTGCTCCGACTTCGCCGCAGAATCCGGCTACCGCAGCGCAGAATGGCTCTACGTGGTCTGACGTAGCCGAGAAAGCCGTCGGCGGTGTCGCAGGCAGTCTGCTCGATATCGCGTCGGCTGGCGGCCGTCTGGTAGGCGCTGATGACTTTGCGAACCAAGCCAACGCTGCGCATCAGCAGATCGATGCGAAGATGGCGCGCGACACGAACAACAGCACGGCCGGCAAGGTGGCTGGCGTGGCTGGCTCGGCACTCCCGTATGTCGCATCAGGCGGAACGACGCTTCCGGGCGCTCTCGCTGGTGGCGCATTCGCTGGCGCTGCTCCGTCTATTGCGCAGAACAAGTCCGTCGGCGAAGTGGCGCGCGATACGGCTGTCGGTGCGGGTGCAGGCGTAGCCGGCCTCGGCATTGGCAAGGTCATCGGCAAGGGAGTTTCTGCTCTCGCCGAGAATCCCACGGTAGCCAAGGGTATCGCACGCCTGCAAGATATGTTCGGCAGCACGCCGTCTGAAGCGACGAAGGTCGCTGCCAGTGGCGCGGCTCCCGACGCTCAGGTAGCGGCCGACATCGCGAGCGCAACCGGTCACACGCCGAACGAATTGGCGACGAAGATCGAAACGGCTCCTGCGTCTCAAACGCCAGGATACACGCCGACTGCGGCAGAAATGGCGAACGATGCGAACGTGACGACGCTGCAAAAGGCGAACACGAATGCGAATCCGTCTGTGGCTGCCAACGCGAGCGCGAACAATGACGAGGCGATTGCTGCAGCGCTGAAGAAAGGCGAGGCGCGTGGCTCGATGCCGGCCGAAGCACCGAACAATCCAGGCACGCCTGCGGCTCCGCAAGCAGCAGAGCAAGCCGGCGAAGCAGCGGCGCAAAAGAGCGACGCACTGGCAGCGCAGGGGCAGACCGAAGTCCAACCGCTCGCCAAGCCGGTCGCCGATCGTCTGCAAGCCCCGCAATTCGAAGCGCCGGTCAAGCTCGCCAAGAAGATCGCAGCCGATCAAGGATCGACCGTGTTCGAGGATTTGCAGAAGGCAAAACAGGCTGACGCAGCCAATACGCTGGAACAGATCATCGGCACGCCAGAACAGCTTGAAGCGCTGAAGACGGCCCGCGGTGCACAGGCGGCTGATGACTTCTTGTCGACGCACGTCGGAATCCCGGTTGACACGTCTGAGATGGTTGCGCTGCTGAAGAAGCCAGCCATCAAGAAAGCAATCGCACAGGCCGAGACGACCGCGCAGAACCAAGGTGAGAGCAGCATTTTCACGACTGCGACGAACCGCTCGAATGCCAATCTTGGCGGCGCTGTCGCATCTCCGCAGAAGTACGTCTCTGGCCGCGGACTCGTGAACGCCAAATCTGCGCTGGATGATCAGATCAGCGCGGCCGCACGTGCTGGCGAAAACTCTCAGGTTCGCACGTTGCAAGGCGTGAAGGACGAATTGTTAAAGACGCTGGATACCGCTATCCCTGATTACGGCAAGGCTCGTGCGAACTTCGCCGCGGCATCCGGACCGATCGACGCGATGCAATCGGTCCAATCTAGGCTTTACAGCGCGATCGATCCTGCGACGAAGGAAGTTTCACCTACGAAGCTCGTCAGTGCAATCAACAGCATCAAAGCCGAGCAGATGAAACCGGGTCTTCGCGCTGCCGACAAGGTTCCGAAGGAAACGATGGATGCGCTCGCCGAGTTGGCGACGCATCTTCAGAATAAGAATGATCTAACAGGTCTCCCGGCAGAAGGCCAAGAGTACATCCGGCGCGCGCTCGCCTCAAGTGAGAAACATGCGGTAGCGCACGAAGAGTTCAAAGGCATTCTCGACAACCAATCGCCGGCATACAAGGAATTGCACGGCGCGCACGCACAGAATATCGCATCGATCGAATCTCAGAAGACGAGTCAGACGGCTCTCGCGCAGGCTCAGGATGTCATCGGTAACGCATCGTCTCCGCAAGATCTTCGCAAGCTCGACGCTCTCTTGCCTAGCATGGAAGCGGCTGATCGCTCGAAGGCTATTGCGTTGCGCCAGCAGAAGGCACGCGAGCTGGCGCTGAATGATGTTTCTGATCGAAATCTGAACAGCCGCGGAGGCACTGAATTCAACCGCGGAACGTTCAAGGGAGCGGCCGACAAGTATTCGCCGTTCATGTCGAAGGAAGACGCAAGCCAGTTCGGTAGCGTCGCGCAGGATCTGCACAATCAGACGACGACCTACGCCAAAACCGGCAAGATCGGCGGCAGTGATACGGCGCAGAACCAAGGAGCGGCAAAGCGTTTCGGGCGTAATCTCGGCGAGGCATTCAAGGATGCAGCAGTGCAAAGCTTGATCGGGGGTGCTCTGGGATCTGCTGTGGGACCGTTCGGAACTGTTGGCGGACTCGCAGCCGGCGCAATAACCGGCGCTCTGAGCCGCACAATCACGCAGAAGGTGTCATCGATCACGACCGAGAACGCAGCAAAGCTTCTGTCTAACGGTAAACTATTGGCCTCGGCATTGCGCAACTACGAATCGCTCGCGGCCCGTCGTCTTTTCATCCAGCAACTGTCGCAGAAAGCGGGATATGTGTCCGGCGCCACAGCCGCAAATCAGTTTAACGGTCGCCGTTAGGATAACTCATGACTAAGCCAGTTTTCTGCGTTGAGCGGTTCCAGGATGTCTACGACGAACTGTTGCCGCTCTTGCACGAGCATTACGAGGAAATCAGCCTGCACAAGCATCAGGGGTACGACCTGAAGCCGAATGTTGGGCTATATCGCGCGATGCAGGATGCAGACCAACTCATGATGATGATTGGCCGTCTAGAAGGCCAAATCGTCGCCTATTTTGTCGCGTTTGTGCGCCCAAGCATTCATTACACCGATTGCATGGAAGCTGCCGGCGACATCTTTTATTGTGCGCCAGACCGCCGCGGCGCAATGATCGGCTTGCAGCTATTCGAAGCAGTCGAGCAGGAACTGAAGCGTCGCGGCGTCAAATGCTTGATGGCTGGTGAAAAGATCGCGTACCCCGCGGGGCCGCTCTTTGAGCGTCGGGGCTATGAACCCATCGAACGAAAATGGTGCAAGTGGTTATGACTCGACTCACACAAGAACGACTGACGGAACTTGCTCATTACGATCCGGACACGGGAATTTTCACTTGGCGCGTTTCCCGTCAAGGAGGAGCGCGTGCAGGAGAGCCATTCGGCAATCCAGACAAGGACGGCTATCTACAAGCGAAGTTAGACGGAGTCATGCATAAGCTTCATCGTCTCGCATTCTTGTACATGGGCGAGCAAGTTCCTCCGATCGTCGATCACGAGAACCGAGTTCGACGCGATAACAGTTGGAAAAACCTGCGGCAAGCCACGAAAGCTCAGAACGCGCATAACCAAAAAACGCGGATCGACTCCGGAACGAAGATGAAAGGAGTCAGGTTTCGCGAGAAATCTGGGCTGTATCAGGCGTATATCAGGCTGAATAACAAATACAAGCATCTCGGAAATTTTGGGTCGGCTGATGAAGCCGCAGAATTCGCACAATTGGCGCGCGACATGTGCCACGGGGAGTATGTCTGCCATGGCTAAAACAAAGGAAGAGCGTCTTGCCGCAGTTTGGGACCGTGCGACGGCCCGGTTCGATCGCGCTTACGGGCCGCAGCAACAGATTCGGCTGGCCGCTCTCGAAGACAGGCGCTTTGCATTCGTCGACGGCGCACAGTGGGAGGGCGGCCTCGGTGCGCAGTTCAACAACCGGCCACGCTTCGTCGTCAACAAGGTTCAGAAAGCCGTGCGCCGGATCGTCTCGGAGTATCGCGCCAATGCGATGACGGTCAATTTCCGGTCGAGCGAGGACGACAGCCGCCAGGATGATCTCGACGCGCTACGCATCGTCTACCGATCAGACGAACAGTACAGCGGTGCTCAAGATGTCTACGTGTCTGCGTTCGAGGAAGCTGTGGCTGGCGGCGTTGGAGCCTGGCGCCTGACGAACGATTACGATCATCGCGCGGAAACGGAACTTGATGACGATACTCCGCAGCGGATCTGCTTCGAGCCGATTAACGACGCAGACATCAGCGTGTTCTTCGATTCGGACAGTCGCAAGCTAGACAAGTCGGATGCGAAATGGTGCACGGTGCTCAATCCGATCTCGTGGGACACGTACACGACCGAATACCTCGGTGACGCTGTTGAGTTGGAAGAGCGCCCCAGCAGTTTCAAGATGGTTCGCTCGTTGAAACAATTTGACTGGTTCACCAACGATTCAGTCTATATCGGAGAGTATTACGAGGTCGAGAAGAAGATCGAGAAGTATTCGGTCTGGCGCGAACCGCATTCTGGCGTCGAGAAAAAGGTCTACGCCGGCCTCGATGCAGACGAGCGCGAAGAAGCGGAAGAACAAGAGCAGCACTTGGCATCGGTCGGATACATCAAGGTCCGAAACGGAAAGCGCAACAGCAAAAAGGTGCGCAAGTACTTCATGGATGGCTGCGGTGTCTTGAAGGACTGCGGCTATATTGCCGGCTCCGAGATTCCGATCGTCGTCGTCTACGGTATCCGCCAGATCATCGACGGTATCGAACGTTTTCAAGGCGCGGTGCGGCTCGCCAAGGATTCGCAGCGTCTGTACAACATGCAGATCAGCACGCTTGCGGACATCACGGCATTTACACCGCGCGAGAAGCCTATTTTCGTGCCTGAACAAGTCGCCGGCCACGAATTGGCATGGGCGCGCGATCTAATCGACAACAATCCGTACTTGACCGTCAATCCGATCACCGGCGCAGACGGCTCGCAGACAGTCTCAGGTCCGGTCGGCTACATCAAGCAGCCGGACGTACCACCCGCGCTTGCTGGTCTCGTGCAGATTACCGCAGCCGACATGATGGATGTGACAGGCGGTGATCTGGCGGCCGGTCAGGTCACTTCAAACACGTCCGATGCGCTGGTTAGCCGTGTGCAAGCGCATCAAGACATGCAGGTCTATATCTTCGTCGACAACATGTCGCGCGCAATGCAGCGCTGCGGCAAGATTTATCTGTCAATGGCATGCGACATCTACACCGAGGACAATCGCAAGTTTTCGGCCAATGGCGAAGATGGTTCGCCCGAGTCGACGACGATCAACGTGCCAGCAGTCGATGACGAAGGAAAGCCGACGATTGCGCGCTCGTTCACGCCCGGACTGGATGTGTTTGTCGACGTTGGCCCGGCATTCAACAGCCGCAAAGATTCGACCGTCAACGCAATCTCGAAGATCCTGCCGGGTATCTCCGATCCGCAGATGCAGCAATTGATGCTCGCGACGCTCGTTCGGAATCTCGACGGCGAGGGCATGGAAGACCTGTCCAAATTCGCACGCATGCAGCTCGTGAAGGCCGGTGTTGTGAAGCCGAACGACGAGGAGCAGCAGGAACTCGACGCCGAGCAGCAACAGGCTGCCAACGCACCGCCGGACGCTCAGACGGTTGCACTGTTGGCACAGGCGCGCAAGGATTCAGCAAGCGCCACGCAAAGCGAAGCATCAGCTGTACAGTCGCTGTCGACCGCAGAACTTAACCAGGCGAAGGCGGCGGAATCGATCTCCAACACAAACGCAAGCCAATTGTCGACGATTATGGCGATGCTTCAGAACATCGAGAACCGCGTGAATGCGCAGGCCGGACAGGTGAGCCAGAGCCAGCCACAAGGCCCGATGGATGCCAAGGTGAATCAGGCTATCTCGACTGGCGTTGCCGCGCCGTCTCCGGGCATCAACGCGCTACACGGGACGCAGCAAGTCGACCCATCCGCGCAACAGTTGACCGCAGGCAATGTGCCGGCTCCCGTAGCGCCTCCGGTGCATGTGTCGAATCATGCTGCGGTCGGTAAATGAGCGAGGTATCTCTCCCGGATTGGGCGGAATGCCTACTTAGCCAAGGTCCGCGTTACACCATCTTTCACGGTGGACGCGGTTCGGGTAAATCAATGGCGTGCGCAACCGCGCTGGTGATCCGCGCTGCGGCAGAGCCATTGCGCATTCTGTGCTTTCGGGAAATTCAGGAATCGATCGATGAGTCTGTTAAGGCGATCATCGAGCAGCGCATCAAAGACTGCGGTCTGGAAGGCTTCTTCAATATCACGAAGAAGGAAATCACGGCGCCCAACGGAAGCAAGTTCATCTTCCGGGGGTTGAGCGACGAAACCGCGACATCGATTAAATCGCTCAATGACATTGATATTGCGTGGGGTGAGGAAGCTCAGGCCATTTCGAAAGACTCGCTCGATCTTTTCCTGCCGACCATCCGGAAAGACACGTCAGAGATTTGGTTCTCGATGAACCCCGAACTGGATACCGATCCGGTCTACACGACGTTCATCCAGAAGCGGCCGGCAAACGCCCGAATCATTGAGGTCAACTGGGATAAGAATCCGTTCTGGAACGCTGCGATGGAAGCAGAGCGGCAACGGTCAATGGCGGACGATCCGGGCGACTACGACCATATTTGGGAAGGCATACCGAAGTCGGCTGTCTCCGGCGCCATCTATCGCCGAGAGATGCACGAACTAGCCACGCAAGGGCGCATTCGGCCGTTGCTACCCGATCCTGTGCTCGGCACTCATGCTGTGTTCGACTTGGGTATCAACGACAGCATGTCGATTACGATCGCACAGGCGGACATCAGCGGCCTTCGCGTCGTCGGGTTCCATGAAGACAACAACTATGCCATCGAGCACTACTGCGAATGGCTGAAAGATAACGGATGGAAGCATTCGGTCATCTGGCTACCGCACGACGGTAATACGCGATCTGTGCAAACTGGCTTGACGACGAAGCAGGCCGTCGAAAAGCTTGGCTGGCAGGTGGAGACAGTCCCGAGCATCGGCGTTGAGCCAGGCATCAAGAAGGCTCGCACAGCGCTCAAGAATGCTTTCTTCTCAGATTCAGATGATGTCGACGAACTGATCGAGCATCTTCGCCGCTACACGCGCGCGAAATCTGGACACCCGAAGCACGACGAGCACTCGCACGCAGCTGACAGTTTCCGATACGTCGCCGTCGCAATGGAGCATTTCAAGAACGTCTCCGAGCGGAAACGCCATACGGCCGAAATGGCGAGAAACGTCCGCATCATTCCGACCGTGAATCACTGGGCCAAGGTCTAGACGTGCAGATCGATCACCATTGAGATGCGATCGACGGATGATTCGTTGCGCACTTCGTGTTCAAGTTCATTCCTGAACCAAAACAGGCGCCCGGTGAGCATTTGCAACGTTTCATCCTTGCTGCCATCTTTTTCCGCACCGCAGTAGATCACGGCTCCTGGCTGGCCCTGGATCACCAAATGGAAGCGGCGCCAGTATCTGACGTGCTCAGGCGTGTCGGCGTGGCGAAAGATTCTTCCTCCCGGCCGAATCCGGTTCACCATCACTCTGCCGATGCGCGTCGCCTGCGCGAACTGCGCCAGATCGAACACGAACCGATGCGCCTGCGTCAGCTTCGACCATGCCGGGTACGCGATCGACTCGTGCTGATCGTAGCCGGCAAGCTTGTTCTGCTTGTACATCTCGATTTCTTCCTCGTTCATGCCGGTCTGGATCTCCGGAAAGCGCAGCATGATCGTGTCGGTATCGCCGAACGGACCTTGCGGATAGTTGCGTAGGAACGTGTCGGCTGTCCAAAGTTCAGGGTCCATCGAGATTGCGAGCGCTAGGGCGCCTACGTCCATGCCGTCGCGGAGGATATGAAAATTACGCATCAGAATGAGATTTGAAAAACGGTGATGATGAGGAACAGAACGCCAATCGCAGCGCTCCACCCGAAAACAGTCTTGAGCACTTCACGTCCGTTGCGCCGGATGTCATCGGCGAGCACGAATGGGAACAGGATCACGAACCCGATCGCATCCATGACCGAATGACGCATCAGGTAGAGCACTCGCAGAGCTGCGAGCGAAATCAGGAGGATGGCGATGAATTTCACTTCTGTTCCTTTTGGTCGAGTTGCCGCTGAACCATGCGCCTGATGACCTCGGCAACAGAGTAGCCTTCTTTATCGGCAATCTCGCGCAATCGCTTGAGCATCGGTTCGGGTAGATAGATTTGGAATCGGTCCATATGTGCATATTAGACGTATATCGTCATCCTTACTAGATGGATTTATCGTATACTTGACGAATTGCATTTTTCCACCTAAAGGTGAGCGAATGAACGAAGAACTCGACGTGCAGCAACCCGAACTTGAGCAAGAACAGCCTACCGAAACTCCCGCTTTGTTTGACGACGAAGATCAGGAGTCCCAAGAGCAAGAGCCTGCGGAGGGCGCCGAGCAACCTGAAGGTGATCCCCCGTCACTGAAGGGCCAACCGGCGCCCAAGTGGGTCGCGGAGTTGCGCAAGAGCCACAAGGAGATTCTTCGCGAGAAGCGCGAACTCCAGAAGCAGAACGACGAGCTGCGCGCAAAGTTGCCGCCGCCCGTCCAGGCGCTCGCCGCAAAGCCTACGCTCGACCAGTATGACTACGACGAGACGCGGTTCTCCGAAGCATACGACAAGTGGATGGAGCAGAAGTCCGCGCAGGAAGCCAAAGACCGCGCTCAACTCGACGCGCAGCGCAAGGAACAGGAAGAAGTCGACAATTTCAAGAAATCTTATGCCGAACGCAAGAAGTCGCTCGGCGTGGAAGACTTCGACGAAGCCGAATCCGAAGTCGGCACGATCCTGAATCAGACGCAAGCCGGTCTGCT